TCCAACCCCGGTGGCGCGCATACTTTATGGCTCAAGCGGTGGTTTATAGACCGTATCGTGGCCCGATCCGAAAATCCCAGATATCGCGCCGACGCCTATCAGTTCATCGGAGCCAAGCTGTACGATAATCCGTACCTCATGGACCCTGACGGGACCTATACGACTTATGAGGAGCGCCTTTACGCCTACTCCAGGGAGCGTCGTCGACAGCTTCTGAATGGCGATTGGAGCGCAATTACCGGCCAGTTTTTCCCAGAGTTCATCGACACTACTCATGTAAGGCGTCTGGATATTCCTCAGGGTTGCAAGATTGAGCGCTGGGTTGACTGGGGGTATTCTCCTAACCCTGGCGTGTGTCATTGGGTCGCCTGTCTGCCAAATGGCCGTCTCTACATATTCGCTGAATGGGTCTTCAACGGTGAGGGCCGTCAGTTGTTGGTCGCTAGTGAGGTAGCGGACCGCATTCGCCGCCTCACGGTAGAGGAAATAATGCCGAAGGTTAAAGGAAGGCTGTCGCGATCAATTGGTGACCCCTCCATGTGGTCCAAGGATGGTCATACGGGCGAGTCATACGAGGAAACATTCCGCAAGCACGGCGTCCGAATGATCAAGGCAGACAACGACCGTGTCATGGGTTGGGGACGATTCCGCCATTGGCTTCGCCCGCACCCCGAGGGCGGTTCCTGGGCGGTCTGGGACCCCGACTGCACTTACGCGGCCCGCACGATACCGGGATTAGTTCATTCGAAGTCCGATCCTGAGGACGTAGATACGACCGGGGAGGATCACGCTGGCGATGCCGACCGCTATGGGTTCATGGCGCGGCCCGTTCCTACCGTGTTTAGGCGTTCCCCTAGGGAGTCATTGTCAGCGGATATCAAGATGGCTTTAGATAGTGTGGCGAGCCCCGGTGAACGTCCGCACGGAAAGGTGTGTTAAATGGCTGACTTGGAAGGATACGATCCAAATAAATCAGCGTCGCCTACCGTGCAGCCTGGGCAGGCATCTGCCGATCCTCAGGCGCGGCAGAAGCAAGTCGAAGCGCTCAACCCAGTAAAGCTTACCCCCGACGAGATTGCTGAATGGTGGGCCAGGATTCAGGCGTCCGAGCAGCGCACTAAGGATCATGAGGGTAAATGGGACATCCTACTTGACGAGTACATGCCCGATGTTGAGCGCTCTGGCGTTCCTGAGGACGCCAAGGTAAACGCCCATTTCCGCAACGTCCACACCAAGATCGGCCAGCTATTCGTACGTTCCCCCGAAGTACGCCTGAGCCCGCAAGGTCCGATGCTGGATCAGGTCATGGTCGTGAATCCGGCTACCGGCATGCCGACCCCGATCAGCGCCGAGGAAGCCATCGTCACCAAGCAGGCGGTCATCAACAAGTTCATGGGACCGGACTTCATCGACGGCATCAGCCTGATGGACGAATGCATGTTCGACATGATGGCGTGGTCGGGCGTCGCCTGCGTGAAGATCGGCTATAAGGCGGTACACAAGCCGATCCAACGGCCCGTCATGCAGCCCGATCCCAACTTCATGCCGCCCGCGCAGCAAGGCTCGATGCTCGGTCTTCAAACTCCGCAGCCGCCGCAAGTGCCAGTACTCGATCCCGCTACTGGTCAGCCGAAGACCGAGACGATACAGGTTCCTATCTACAAAGAGTGGTACGCGACACGGTTCAGCCCCAAGAAGCTCCTTCTCGATGAGCAGTTGAAGTCCTCTCGCCACGACAAATATTCTCGTTGGAAGGGGATGCGGTTCTTCATCCCTAAGCGTCAGGCGATGCGCGACCTGGGTCTGACTGAACAGGATCTACAGTCGACTACTGAGGATGACCGAGTTCACAAGTTTCGTGATTCCGCGCCGTCTGATACGACTAAGGATATGGTCGGCGGCTACGAGATTTTCTATAAGTGCTCGATCTTCCACGACGACCAGATTCATCCTCAGGCCATTTACCAGTTGGTCTTCATCGACAACATCCGTGATCGTACTATCGTCAGCCGTCCGTCACCTGACCAGACGTTCGACGAGACGGGCATCCTGACGCAAGATAGCCTAGTTGGGTTCCCGATCCTCACTGGCACGCTCCGCTATCTGGCTGATGACCCGTTCCCGCCGTCCGATTCGGCGTTCACCAACAATCAGGTCAAGCATCTGAACACTCATCGCCGCCAGTCGGTCAGGCTTCGCGATGCGGCGGTCGGTAAGTACCTTTATGATACCGGTGCCATCGACGATGACGATCTGGATAAGATCAAGAAGGGCGAGGTCGGTGAGTACATCGGCGTCAAGGAAGGGATTCTAGCTCAGGGTGCCGATAAGGTCATTACCACGACCGCGCAGGTTAAGGCTACCGCTGACGACTATCGGACCGCCCAGACGCTCAAGTCCGATATGGATGAGACTCTAGGCATTTCCAACGTCCAGGCTGGTGCTATGAATGAGACTACCCGGTCGGCTACTGAAGTCCAGGCCGTTGGTGCCAATTCTTCTGGCCGTCAGAGTAAGGAGCAGGCGCGGGTCGTGGCGTTCTATCTTTCCATCGTCCGCGCCATCGACACTCTCATCGTCCGCTACATGCAGGGCGACGATTATGTTTCAGTTGCCGGTGAGGACGGCTCCCGCAAGCTTCAGCAGTGGAACGCCAAGATGGTCAATATCCGTTGCGCGTACGATATCCGGCCCGACTCCCAATTGCAGATCGATACGGCCCGCGACCGTCAGCAGAAGATGGCTGGTTACAACTTGATGGCGAAGGACCCGCTGGTCAACCGGGTCCCCATTCTGCGCGATCTTGCCCGCGATTTCGGCTGGGACCCCGCGAAGATCATCATGTCGCCCGACCAGATAGCGATGCAACCTCAGCACGGCGGCGAGGCCAACAAGCACCAGACGGAGAACTCAGGAAATAAGCCGAACGCACCGGGAGCGGCGGCAACTGGGGATAATAGGGATGAGCGAACCACAAGAGGCCCAGGAAATCAAGTGTGACAAGTGCGGCCATGTGATGCAGATCGGTGAACATCCATTCTGTCCGCATGGGTCGATCAGCACTATGTTTATCCACGATGAAATAGCTGGAGGTCTGGTCCTTGAGAATTATGGACCACACCCCATCAAGGTCTACTCGCACTCGGAGCGTCGGCGTATCATGAAGGAGCGCGGCCTTCAGGAGATCGAGAAGTTTTGTCCTATGCCCGGAACCGACATCGACCCGCAGGGTATCCCCAATCCGGCTGGCTTTATGGACCCGCAGACGCTGGAGAATGCTCGAGTTCTCATCAGCCGCAACGGGCAGGGTTCAGGGGTCGATCCAGCTGATGATGTAAAGTTTCAGCCTATCAATGCGGTAGGCGACAAGTACGACGCTATGGAATTTCAGGCAGCCATCGCGACAGAACCAAGGAGAAGGTAATGGAAACGGCACTGGCAGTAGAAACTATGACCGAGAATGAGATGAAGGTGTTCGCGGTCATGGAGACGGTCGCTCAGCGGCACGGCATCAAGTTGGTTTGCGTCCGCTGCAACAAGCCTTTTCAGGGGGTCAATGGAATCCGTGACTACATTCACTCGATTTTCTGTGGATGCCGAGAAATCAAAAGCAAAGCGGGGAGCCAAATTATTAGGATCTGAAGTCGACTCCACCGCAGTCTGCGTTTGTGGGGTCACTACTTGGTACCGTAAGCCGTCTGGTGGTGTAATATGTTGTAACTGTGGAAGGCCGATGCGGGAAGTGTCGGTCAAGCAACCTCGTCCATAGTAGGTAATTTGTGGCAAATAGGGGGCTTTACGAAATACACCGTACCCTGGTTAGGGATGTTAAACTACATAGTGGGTGCGCCGACTGTGGGTATAAGGCGCACCATGCGGCATTACAGTTTGATCACTTACCCGGTACTACTAAGCGTGGGACAATTGGGCAATTGTGTGGTAAATCTGACGTTGCAGTATTAGATGAGATGGATAAGTGCGACATAGTATGTGCGAATTGCCACGCCATTAGGACATTTATTCGTGGTCAACTTGTTTTGAGGCTTAGTAACAATCTACAATACAACCGTAAGATGAGGAAACGTCGATGTCGAAAGATCTAAAGTACGAGGTTCACCGTGCGATACAGGTGAAGCGTCACCAACGTCAATTGGTGGAATGTGTGGTGCTAGCATGCTAAATTTAGCACGTCCGATAATGCAGCCGTTGGAAGCGCCGCCAGAGACAGCAGGAGCAGCCGGGTCGACTGGAGCAACATCAGCGCCCGCTACCGCTACCGCTGCTCTGGAAAAGGCTTCCTCTGCGCTGGAGTCATCCCCGTCAGGTGACTCAACCGGCACAGCAGCCAGCATTGCTGGAACGACCGGGGACGCGAAAAGTACCCCTGCTGCGACCGCTTCCACTCCCGGAGAGGCCCCCGAATCGCGTATTCAGGCAGCCGTAGCAAATGCTCGAAGGGAACTTACAGAACGTCTAGGGTGGGCGGAGGATCTCAACCGTGAGGAAGTGCAGGACGCCATCGAGATGCTACGGGATCTGTCCCGCGATCCGAAGGCGTTCATGCAGCAGATCGCGGCTGAGCTAGGTGGGGATGAACCCGAATCCGATCCTGATCCAGATCTCGTCTCTCAGGATGGTAAAATTCGGACTTACTCCGAAGCGGCGCACCGCAAGATCATGGCCAATTTGGAGAAGCGTCTCACCAGTCGATTCTCGAAGGAGTTCAGGCCAGCCGTCGAATTTACCAACGAGTACCGCAACCGGGACGCGGTTCAAGCCCGTATTCGACAGGCTCAGGAAATTGGCCGGAACGCCCTGACCGAGGCTCGCAAACTCCCCCATTTCACGGAGAACGAGGAACATATCTCCACGAAACTAGCCTCCATGGACCCCAATTATAGGCGTCAGGTAGGGTCAATCGCGGCCTTGCACATGGCCTATAACGCGGTTCTGGCTGAGAAAGTTCTCCCCACGCTGCGGCAGAATACTGAGAAGGAAGTCCTCGCTGGGTTCAAAAAGTCCGCAAACGCGAGCGCTGGCGGCATCGATCCGGGAAGCGGGACGGGCGGCAAACCCCCAATCAAGGATGGGGATGTCAACGCCCTGGCCCGCCGGATGGAAGAGCTGGCGAACGCCTAGGGAGCGATAAATGGCACCAAACGCGGGACAGATCGTTGCGTCAGCGTGGGAGGATTATGTCAAGCAAGACCCGATGGACAACATCTTTCCACGATCATGGTTGCTTGAGAACCTAAAGGAAGGGCAGTCCTTCCAGAAGGGTGCAGGCGACCCCATCACTGGCACCATCGAATACGCCGTCAACACGACCGTCAAGGCCATGTCGGAACTCGAAACGTTGGATGTGACCCGCATCGACGTTTTCGACCGATACGAATATGCCTGGAAGTTCGTCGGCGGCGATATCGTGATGTCCGAATACGAGAAGCTGATCACCGCTGGCGCGGCTGGCAAGTTCGATCTGGAAGCGAAGAAGGTCGACAACCTCAAGAAGTCCTTCTTCAACCAGATCAACACCGACTGCTTCTCGGACGGCACCGGAACCGGCGGCAAGCAGGCGGGCGGTCTGCAGTTGCTGGTATCCGATACTCCGACCACCGGTACCCGTGGGGCCATCTCGTCATCGTCGTTTTCGTTCTGGCGGTCGCAGCAGACTTCCGGCGCGAAGACCTCGACGGCGTTTGATAACCTCAAGGGTTCCATGCGGTCGATCTACAACCTGTGCAGCAACGGCCCTGGACAGGAGACGCCGGAGTTCGCCGTCTCACCCCGGACCGAGTTCGAGGGCTACGAGTCGTTGTCGGTCAGCATCGAGCGGCTTCAGCGCACTTCGGCTGCCGATAAACTGGTTTCTGGCTACAAGGGCACGCAGATCATGTTCAAGGATATTCCCTTGGCCTTCGACGCCGCCTGTCCGTCTGGTCACATGTACATCCTGAACCGCCGGAATCTGTTCATCCGGTGGCTGACCTGGATGAAGGCATTCCCGCCTGCTAGCCCGGTGAATCAGTTTGCTGATGTGATCAAGATTCTCACGATCTACAACTGTTGCTCGGACAATCTGCGGCGGCTTGGAGTAGTGACTGCGATTACGTAAATAGGTGGGGGTCGCTCAGGCAATTCCGTCTGGGCGGCTCTCACCACAGTAGGCAGCTAGCGCCTAGCGCGACTGGACCTACGAAAGGGAGAGTCAGATGAATTTCACAGGCGAAGTCCAGATCACTGGTGCGCAGTCTCAGGACTACGGTACGACTCAGCTTCACCCACTCGGCGCCATAGCCCGTACGAAAGATGGTCGGGCATTCCGGTACGCTAAGGCCGGTGCGGTAGCGCTGACGGTTGGCGATTTCATTCAGTCGTCAGCGGATGTGGCGAACCATAAGACGTTGACTTCGGCAGCAGCAGCGATCGGGGCCACATCGGTTACCATGACGCTCGGCAATACTGCGGCTACCGCCAATCAGTACGCTGAGGGTTATTTGATGGCAGCCGTTACTCCCGGAATGGGGCGAACTTACGGCATCATTGGTCACCCGGCGGCGGATGCGGATGCTACACTGGCAGTTACGTTGGACGCTTCTGATCCCATCGTGATTGCGCTGACTACGGCATCGCGTTTGCATCTGATTGCCAATCCGTACAAGGACGTTATTCAGTTTCCTGTGACTACGGCAACCGGCGTCTGCGTCGGGGTGGCAGTTTCGGCTATCCCAATTGCCAACTTCGGATGGCTTCAGACCAAAGGGCCGTGCTGCCCGCTGACTGATGGCACTCCGGCGTTGGGCGCGCACGTCATGGTTCCTGGTGCGGTCGCTGGTGCAGCGGAAATCGTTGTGGCAGCGGGCACGCTCATCGTCGCGCAGTTCGTGGGACGCATGATCTTTGCTGGCGTGGATAACGTCCGCAATCCGGTCATGCTAGACATCGACTAGGTTCTACGCGGTAGCTAGGTCCCGCCCCTTTGGGGCTTTCAGGTGGGATACTTACCAAGGAAAGCCCTTTCAACAAGGAGTTTGTAATGGGTAAGAAGTCCGGTAAGGGTGAATTTGCAGGACCTGAGGATGTCGGCGCGGATGTCGCTACTGAGCGCATGTCTATCCCCCCAGTTCCCGATGATGATAGGTTTGACCGTGAGAACGCCGAAGCCGCCGCCAGAATTGAAGCTGTCCCTCCAGTCGATGACATGCTGGCGCGGCTGACTGCGGCCATGGAGGTTATTGCGGGGCAGTCCAACCGTACCGATTCACAGGATAGGGCGTTCGACCGTCTCGCCGCCGCATTCGACCG